TTACCAATGTGGATTAGAAATACATGTAAATATGGTGATAATTTTGTCTATTTAAAACTAGACCCAGAAAAAGGAATTGTTGGTTGTTTACAATTACCAAATATTGAAATTGAAAGATTGGAAAGGGGAATGGAGGCAAGAACCATGACCGCTAATATTGGTTCGGATGTTGAATTTAAAAACAAGACTTTAAAGTTTGTTTGGAAAACCAAAGATATGGAATTTAATACTTGGGAGATCGCACATTTTAGATTACTTGGTGATGACAGAAAACTACCATATGGAACATCAATGCTTGAAAAAGCAAGAAGGATTTGGAAGCAACTTGTATTATCTGAAGATGCGATGTTAATTTATCGTACCTCTAGAGCGCCAGAAAGAAGAGTTTTTAAAGTATTTGTTGGGAACATGGATGACAAAGATGTGGAAGCGTATGTACAAAGAGTTGCAAATAAGTTTAAAAGAGATCAAGTTGTTGATAAAAATACTGGTAATGTAGATTTAAGATTTAATCAAATGGCTGTAGATCAAGATTATTTTATTCCAGTTAGGGATGCAACCGCTGCAATGCCAATTGATACTTTACCAGGTGCGGCAAATTTATCTGAAATCGCAGATATTGAATACATCCAAAAGAAATTAGTTACAGCACTTAGGATTCCAAAAGCTTATTTAGGTTTTGAAGAACCGGTTGGTGATGGAAAAAATCTATCATTACTTGATATTCGTTTTGCAAGAACAATTAATAAAATTCAAAAAGCAGTAATTGCCGAATTAAATAAAATTGCAATTATTCATTTATTTTTACTTGGGTTTGAAGATGAACTTGGAAATTTTACTTTAGGTCTTACAAATCCATCTAAGCAAGCGGATCTGTTAATGATTGATGTTTGGAAAGAAAAGGTAACTCTTTATAAAGATATGGTTACAGAAATTCCAAATACAATACAACCAACATCAGCAACTTGGGCTAAAAAACATATATTTGGATTTTCTGATGAAGATATTAAACTTGAAATCCAACAAATAAGATTAGAAAGAGCTGTGGCCGCTGAAATCGCAAATACAGCAACAGTTATAACACACACTGGATTATTTGATAATGTTGACAAATTATATAAAACTGTATCTGGAGAAACCACGAATGCTGCGGGAGGAGCGCCACCAGCAGGAGGAGCACCACCACCACCTCCGGGAGGTGAAGCGCCGGCACCAATGATGGATAGTGTTGAAAAATCCAATCTAAATATACTACTTGAAAGTGATGCTTTATTTGGTGATGAATATATTGATTTATCAAAAGGTAAAAATTCTTTAGGTCAGATTGAAGAAGAACTTGAAAAATTACTTAATGGTTAATATTTATAATAAAAATTAGCTATGAAATTTGGATTACTTAAATCAAAAATAGAAAAATGTTTGGTAGAATCATACACAAACAATACAATAAAAAGAGATTTATTTGTCTTTGACCAATTAGTTGCAAAAAATAAAAATATAAATAAACTTTATTATTTATATGATGAACTATCATCAAAAAAAGATTTAAATGAATCTATAGCATCTGATTTTGTAAATCAAAGTATTACTATCTATGAAAATATTGTTAACAAAATTTCTAAATCTGATATTGATGATTTAAAATTGTGGGTTAGTGATATTAAAACAAAAAATATTTACGAAGATATTGATAATGTTTTTTCTAATGATCTTTTAACATTGGAAAATAAAATTAAAAGTAAAAATATTTTAATAGAAAATCTAAAGAAAAAAGATGAAAATAATGACGAACTAAAAAATATCAGTATTAATCAGATGGTCCAGATTGCAAATAAAACTGTAAAAAATTATTTGTCATCACTAAATGAAAATGAAAAAATAAAATTAGAGTCAATATTATCAGAGTCGGACGAAAAGTTAACTTTAAAATATGAAATAATTAAAGAAGATGTTGTTGACAAATTAAATGATTTAAAATCTAAAGAAACTGACAATGATATTAAATCTAAAATAACAGAGACAATAACAAAAGTTAAAAACGAAAAATACGATAAATTAAATTACTTTAAACTACAAGAATTAAATAGAAATATTTAATTATTTGATTGTAATTTTTGTCTATAGATTGCTTTGTTTAACAAGTCTCTCCTCTCAACTGATTTTTTTGTAAATTCCTTTCTATAATTTAGATGTGAATTTTGACGAGTTTTTATAACTTTACTCTTTAACTCTTTAAGAGCTCTTTCTATGTCGTTTTTTTTTACCGGGACTATTAACATAATTTAATTAAAATGTTTATTATATTGATATATATTACAAAATTAAGTATTTTTTTAAAAATAAACCAAAGTCACATGGAAAAAAATTATGAAGAAAGGAAAAACTACCAAAATAAATGGTTTCAGAACATCTAAAGTACATTACGGTACGGTAGATTCAAAAGAATTTAAATCACTATATTTAAACTTACAAACCTGGGTAGAACCAAAAGAAGAGTATGAAAACTGGAATAGAATTGTTTTAAATATGAATAGATCGGTTAAACATTCAGTATTTCAGAGTATAGATAAAAATTTATTTGATGATAAATTTATTGTAGATCTAGACTTAAGAACTAGTGGGTTACACTTAAAAAAGAAATCTTTTATGAATCTAGAAATAAATTTATTTTTAAAACAAGAAATAGATTTTAAATCAACAAAATTAAAAAAATCATTAAAAAATATTATAAAAGAAATATATTCCGATATACTAACAAGGAATGAATATTTCAAATTTTACTTAACTAAAAATGGAAATACTAAGTTAATAAAAATAAAAACCGAAAAGGAGTAATATTTATAATAAAAATTAAATATGAAAATTTTAGCACCTAACGAAACTGGTAAGGGCATTCTTATTGAATATGATGCAGGATATATAAACCCAAGAGAAAGTGGTAACCATTTTATTATGGAACAAAAAAATTTCTTGGATTATTCAAAACCTTTTGAATTTTATGCGGTTTTACAAAAATATAACACACCTAATAGAAACGGTAGAGTATACCCAGAAAAAATCTTAAAAAGAGAAGCTGATAACTATAAAAAGATGATTGAGAAAGGAACGTCTCTGTCTGAACTAAATCACCCAGAATCTTCTCTTATTGACCTTGATCGTGTATCACACATAATCACTGAGGTATGGTGGGATGGTCCGGTATTGTTGGGTAAATTAAAATTACTTACAAGTCCAGGATTTCATGAAAGAGGTATTTGCTCAACAAAAGGCGATTTAGCGGCAAATTACCTTAGACAAGGAGTTACACTTGGAATTTCTTCTCGTGGTGTTGGATCACTTAAAAAGGTTGGGGAACAAAATGAAGTACAAGATGATTTTGAATTAATTTGTTTTGACCTTGTTTCATCACCATCAACACCTGGGGCTTATTTATTTTTAAATAAAGATGATAGAATGAAATATGAAGAAAATCTAGATGAGGAGAAAAAAATGTCAATTGAAAGAAATGTTGGTGAAACTGGTAACAAATCTCTTGACTTAATGAAAAAATTGTCTCATTATTTAGAAAAATAAAATTATGGAACAAGGAGAAAAATATTTTGTAGCAAAAATTACATCGGATCTATTAGACAGTGAATCTGGTAGAGTAAAAAAAGTAAAAGAAGAAAAATTAGTATTAGGCTATACACCTACGGATGTTGAGGCAAAAGTAACAAAAGTATATGAAAATTATACGATGGACTGGAGAATCACATCAATAACTGAAAGTAAAATTGATGAGGTAATAGACTAATTAAAAATTATTTTTTTATAAAGGGGGACATTTTTGTCCCCTTTTTTGTTTTATACCGAATTTTTCTCCAACTACCAATATTTATATTGTAAAGAAAAAATATCAATGGGAGAAAAAAACATGATAGAAGACACATTGTTCCAAATAAAGAATTTGGAAGAATCTCTTAAAAAAAACGCACAAGGAATACTTTCGTCAACAATGAGGAAAGAAATTAATTCACTAGTAAAAGAATCTCTTATGGAACAAGAAGAGGTTATAGAACCAGAAATGGACCCAGAAGATGTTGCTACAGAAGACCCAACTATGATGCCTGACGAGACTGGAATGGAAATGGATCCTAATATGGTAGCAGCAGAACCTGAATTTGAGGACCCAGAAATGATGGGTGATGAAAGTTTGCCTGGAATGGAAACTGGTGACGATGAAACAATAGACATGAGAGACGCCTCTGATGCTGAAGTAATCCGAGTATTTAAAGCCATGGGTGATAATGATGGCGTTGTAGTTACAAGAGATAACAATATTATCACATTAACAGATGATGACGATGAATACATCATTAAATTAAATGAATCTATGGAAAATTTTGATGAAACAGCATTTGACTCAGAACTTGAGGAAATGTATGAAGATGGTACTGAACTAGAAGAAGAAGATGAGGATATGGAATATTCTTTTGATGATGAAGAAGATGATGAGGATATGGAATATTCTTTTGAAGACGAGGACGATATGGAAGATTATTCTTTTGAAGACGAGGACGAAGAAGATGAGGACGATATGGAAGATTATTCTTTTGAAGACGAGGACGAAGAAGATGAGGACGATATGGAAGATTATTCTTTTGAAGACGAGGACGAAGAGGTTGAAGGTGTCATGTATGAAATAGAAATGAGTGAAGAATCTATGGATGACCTGGTGGAAATGGATGACCTGGTGGAAATGGATGACCTGGTGGAAATGGATGACCTGGTGGAAATGGATGACCTGGTGGAAATGGATGACCTGGATATGATGAGTTTTGAAGATGAGGATGAAGAAGAAGATTATGAAGATGATGACTTAAACATTTATGAATCTAAAAAAACTAAAAAAAGTTCTAAAGGATTAACCGGAAAAGGACCTAAATTCAAATACGGTCAAGTTACTGATTATAAAATGCCTAAACAAAAAGAAGGAACAAAAGGTGTTGGAATGGGTAAAGCTAAATTTAGTTATAAAGATGGTGAAAATCTTGATGGTGAATATAGACCAATAAAGAGAGGTAAAAAAGTTGAAACTAAAGAAGCTTCAAGAACTTACGGTTCTGGAAGATCGTTTGGTAGAGGTTTACCTAAACCAAAAGCAGCACCAAGACATCTTAAAGAAGAGGTAATTGAGTTAAGAACTAAAAATGATGAATACAGAAAAGCACTTGATTTGTTTAGAACTAAATTAAATGAAGTTGC